CAACACGTTCCAGCTTCTTTTCGTTACGAAAATCTCCTACTCTTTGATCCTTTTTACCAGGACACTCTACAAATACATCTTCTTTCTTTTCATCCTTTGGTATCTCTGCTTGAGGTGGTTTTCCTTCTGGTAGTTTTTCTGGCTCGTCATTTACAACAGCAGCTTCCTCAACAATAATCAATTGATCTGCCTGATAATTCATTGGTATAAAAGACGGATATGGACAGTTACTTACAACTCCATTTGGATCGTCTATCAATAAATTTCTATTTCCTGTGTTCTTTACATCTCTATGAAAATATTTACAACCTATAGTTTCTACATTTAAAGGTTCATACCCAGGTAACGATACTTGTGGAACGTAAACTTCTGGTATTTCTATGTCAGGAATATGGATTTCAGGTATATCAATCGTAGGCATACTTAGGTAAACAAACTTCTACATCTGAATGACATTTTGGACATGATAAATTTGTGACCATTGTGTACTGGTCTTGCAAATGAGGAAAACAGTTTTCGTCTACATCGTGATCCCCACCCCAGATCAACTCAGTTTTACAGTGCCAACAGTTCATAATTTCATTTTAGGCAAAGCCATAGATGGTCCTGTTGTCTTTGGTAGTGCATTATCCATCACGTTAGGCAGCATACCTTTCACATTACCCATGACCTGATTCATCATTTTTGCCTTGAACTGCTCAGATGTTACATATTTGTAACCAAAGTAGCCCCCTCCAATGACAGATGAGACCATAATGAAAGAAAGGATGCTTAAAGCGTTTACTATTTTTTGAAACATTTTATGCTTAGAGAAATTTTAATAAAATTAGCAGGGCCACTTACGATGATGACTCTGTTTTTAATTGCTGCTCTTCTTCCACTTTATTTGATGGCTGGTTTTCTGAGGATGTCGCTTGAGTCTCCAAAATCTGCTCCTCAAGGATCTTCATTGCCCCATTAACTTCGTGTAAAGCAATAAATAATTGCTCTCTTTGTTGCGCGAGTTGCTGTAATCTTTCCTGTAAATTCATAAATTAGTAAAGTTTTTTACCATTAGTAATAGCTTTATCTATATCTGTAAAAGATTCAGATGTCCAGATAGAAGTCGTTCCATCAAGTTTTTTGTAAGCCTTGATGATTTCAAGATGCTCTACATTACGCTTTATCTTGTTCTTGTAATCATCGTCAGTTTCATTTGATGTTTTAGCAGTATTGATGACAGTTACACTATCACCAGCAGCAGAAAAGATTGCTGCGATTTCATCTGCGGTTCTTTCTTCCATAATTAAAAATAGATTTGTTTACAGTTTACCCTGCTTCGAGGGCTGTGACTTTTGCTGATAGTTCTTTGATTGCATTTACAAGAATTGGTACAAGTCTCTCATATTTCATCCCATAACTCATACCATCTTCTGTAAGGTTTACAAGGAGTGAATCATCATTTGAATTTCCATATCCATTTGCTTTTTCTACCTCCAATGCTTCTTGTGCTAAAAATCCAATATGCAACCTAGCTCTTTTCTTTGATCCGTCTGGTGTCCCAAAAGGTTCTGCATCTGTTCCGTACCATGTCCTACGATCCCATCTGTAAGTAACTGGTCTAAGTGCTTTAATCCAATCTAATCCAATATTAAAGTTTTCTACATCTGTTTTATCTCTAGAATCAGATGAAGATATTGAAGTATCAGCACAGAATAAATTATTAATATTATTATTTCCAAGACAGACATTATTGCTTGAGGTCGTTAAAGCACCTGAAGGACTATTTCCCCTTCCAGCATCTATTCCTAAAAGTAAATTATTTGAACCTGTTGTAACATCCGCTCCGGCCTCTCTTCCTACACAGGTATTATGACTTCCAGTTGTTATACCTCCTCCAGCAACATGACCAAAACAAGAGTTAGATCCACCAGTTGTACAATCATCTAGAGTAAAAGAACCTACAGCAGTATTTAGTTCTCCAGTTGTGTTTGCAAATAAAGCACTAGTTCCTGCAGCAGTATTATTGTTTGCAGTCGTATTTTTTAATAATGAATTAACACCTATGGCAGTATTATTAATTCCTGTCGTGTTATCACCTAAACTGTTAAATCCAACTGCTGTATTCGCACCACCAGTAGTATTAGCATCTAAAGCGGCAGCTCCTATTCCTGTACAAGTATCACCAGTGGTGTTATTTCTCATAGCATTGAAACCAACTGCAGTATTAACAGTTGAAGTTAGGTTTAAAAGTAATGCGGCATAACCAACAGCGGTATTATTACTTGCAGTTGTATTTGCATTTAATGCAAACCTTCCAACAGCCACATTAGCTGCTCCTGTCGTATTACTTTCTAATGCTCCAACTCCACAAGCAGTATTATCACTGGCAGTGGTATTAGCTCCTAATGCACTATTGCCAACAGCTACGTTTGCTGCACCAGTGGTATTTGCGTCTAAAGCAACTGAACCAATTGCTGTATTAAAAGATCCAGTCGTGTTTAATAATGAAGTACCATTTCCAATTGCTGTATTACTGTGACCAGTATTATCCCTTAAAGCTGCAAAACCAAATGCTGTGTTATTGTCAGCAGTAGTATTAGAACCTAAAGCGACCGATCCCATAGCTGTATTTTGAGTTCCTGTTGTGTTTGCCCCTAGTGCATCATTACCAACTGCTGTATTATTAGATGCAGTAGTATTGGCATCTAACGCATTAGCTCCTACCGCTACGTTGCTAGCTCCAGTTGTGTTTACTGACAAAGCAGATTGTCCAACAGCAGTGTTTTTAGATGCTGTGGTATTAGCAAAAAGACTGAAAATACCAACCGCTACATTATTATCACCAGTAGTGTTATTTGCTAAGGCACTCCTACCAACGGCAGTATTATTATCAGCAGTTGTATTAGCTTCTAAAGCTCTTCTACCAACAGCAGTATTACTCTCTCCTGCTGTATTATTTTCTAATGCTGAATCTCCTACTGCAACATTTTGACTTGCAGTAATGTTTTGCAATAACGCAGCAGTTCCTATAGCTACGTTTGCTGCACCTGTCGTATTTGCACCTAAAGCATTAGAACCAACCGCAGTATTAGCTGTTGCTGTAGTATTAGCATCTAAAGCAAAAGCTCCAACAGCTACGTTTGATGTTCCAGTTGTGTTTAGTTTTAGTGCCTCATGTCCAACGGCTGTATTATAATTTGCTGTTGTATTTTGAGTTAACGCTTCAAACCCAACTGCTGTACTACCTATTCCTGTCGTATTATGATCTAAAGAAAGTGAGCCTACTGCAACAAGACTGTGACCTGTCGTTGTAAGTCCTAAAGCATGTTTACCTATAGCCACATTATTTGATGCAGTTGTATTTGCATCTAAGGAGAAGGCTCCTATAGCCACATTATCTTGTCCAGTTGAGTTTGCTGTTAAAGCATTATTACCAATAGCAGTGTTGTTGCTTGCTGTAGTATTAGAGTCTAATGCGTTTTTACCTATAGCAGTATTGTCACTACCAGTTGTATTTGCGTTTAATGTAAATCTTCCAACAGCAGTGTTATCAGCACCACTTGTATTTGCAGTTAAAGATCCAAAACCAACAGCAGTATTATTTGCTCCAGTTACAGCAGCGTCTAAAGCATTTTCTCCAAGAACAGTATTACCAGCAACAGAGTTTGCTCCTTTACCTATATTTACAGAATTTATCGTTCCATCAACAGCAAATGCTGGCCCACCAGCAAGACTAAATAAGTTTACATGAGCATTATTAGCAGTATTTCTAAGCTGCATAATACTTGATGTTGTATTAGCAAAAAATTGACTTGCGTAATTCGTAGTCGGTGCTGACGATCCAGAATTATTACTTGATATTGCTAATAAAGCATTATTTATATCAGCCCTGACGTTTGCTCCTGTGGAGTTATCTATAACATAATCGTGTTGTGCCATTTCCTAATCCAAAATTTTCTCTAAGTATATCCTAATTCAACTCTAACTACCACGCCCGAAGCCCGTAGCTGCATATTTGAAATTTCTATCAACATTATTTCCGCTACTATTCTTTACATCAATATCAAATCCTGTTGAACTTATATTTGATAATGTAAAGAAATCTCCTTGTTGTGCGTTTTCTATAGTAATTCCAATAGAAGGTAAAACAGAATTAGCTGCAATGCTAGTACCAGATTGTCCAGTGAAGAAACTGTTTGTAAAAGTAACGGATTTTGTTGACGTTCCAGAAGCTATATGACCTCCTACACTAGCCCCTGCATTACCAAGACTTGTCTCTGTTCTACTTTTTAATTCAGCAGTATATCCAAGTTGATCCACCTCAATACTCTGAGCAGGGTCATCTGTTGTCATTTCACATTTAAATTTGAAACCTCTTGCAATATAAGCACCATTAACAAATGGATTAAATTGTGAAAATTCAGCACTAAATGTACAATTACCACTGGCTGATTGGCTGATAGTTGCTGTTAAAGTAAAAGTATTGGCATCTGGAACGGTTTTGATTTCATAAAAACCATCTAATTCATTGGTTGTACCAGTTGTGAAATCTAATATTACAAAGTTACCAGCAGAGTAACCATGAGAAGATTTTGTAATAGTAATTGTAGTTGCAGTTTGAGAATAAGCGGCAGCTACAGTAGCATCTGGATCGCCCTGTGTTGTAGCCACCAATAATCTAGCATTAACATCAAAAGCAGTAGCTCCATCAAAATCAGTCCAAGTATCAACGTTAGCTGTTCTCTTATCAATCAAATCATTAGGATAAAATCCCTGTGAAACAATATGTCTCCTGATATTTAATGGTTGAATACCTCCTAAATCCAATGTATTTGCAAAGTCATAAGAAGCTCCTGTTTTATCCACCGCTCCAAGAAAATCAAAGTCAGCTATTGCATCAAAATCTGATACATCATCTAAAAATACTTTTGAACCCAAGACTAAACCGTTAACTTCATCAGAGAAGAAACAATCATCTTTTGCCCCCTGAAATGGAGGATTATCTAAATCTTCTCTATCTACTAAAACAGTAAGTTTTGGCAATGTATCTGGTTCTGTTTGAAGCATCGTAATAGAAGCTTCACCAGCACTTAATCTTCCACCATCATCGCGGAATTTTAAAATATACGTTCCATTAACAATATTTGGGACGATTGTTTCGTTGATAGCTCCTGGAAGTGCAGGAATTACATCAACTGCATTAGTAAATGTAGCTCCACTTGTTAAATTACTACTACGAACAACCACGTTTCCACCATGAACCACATCAACATCTACTGATTTATCGAACCTTAGTCGTACAAACTGATCTGATATAGGTTCAATAAATAAATTCTGAACATCTCCAGGTAAAGCTGTTTTACCTATAGCATTAAAAATTAAAGTTGCTGGCTCTGCTGAAGTTTCTAATGCTGCATTTAAACTAAAAACTCTAAACTCATAAACACCTGAACTTGCATCAAATATTTCAAAATCAGTTCTATTAAGATCAACAGAAGTAAAGTTATCATCATCTCTACGATATTGAAGTCTATATTGACTTACTCCTTGAACTGCTTCAAAATCAAAAATAATTTTTACTTTTGCCTTTTCATCCTCTACATAGAATTGTTGTGAAGCAGTTAAGTTCCCAGGAGCATCTTTTAATTGATTGAGAATAGATACATTTCTTACAGGTAAAGGTGATCCATCTTCAATAAATGCAAATTTTCCTGCATTATATGAAGTTCCAACAATCGCATAATTGTCCTCAGATTCAGATACATTAACTACTCTCCATGTAGAAGTTTGTAGGGTTGTATTTTGTAAAATCCAAATACTATTAACATTTGGAGCTGACGAAAAAGCAGATGATACTGTAATAACTGCACCAGATATTCCACTGACATTTCTAGTTTCTACAGACCCATCAGATAAAATAACACTTAACGTTGGACTATTTGTAGCATCTAAATCTGTATCTTCTGTATTATCTACAGTAATAGCTGTAGTTGTTGCTGACTTTATCCTCCCTCCTCTTCTAAGGCCTGCTCTTACTGGATCGCTTACTTCTATCACTTGTCCAGGTCTAACTACCACACCCTCTGCTAACCCAGTAGTAAAATTAATTGTTTCTGTTGAGTTTTGTTCCTCAAAAAGCATAAATCGTCCTAATCTTGCAGCTTGACCTCTTGAATTACACGCAAAACCAGTAACCTTTTTATGTAAAATTCCATATTTTGATTTAGCTGTTGTATCTTCAACTGTTTCAAAATCTAATTGTTGATTTTCCATATCAAAATATGACACAGAAATTACATTGGATCTTGTCTTTAGGCTCGTTCCAGAATAATTAAATCCCTGTTCTGTTACATTAGATAAATTAAACAAATAGCTAGGGTCTGTAGGTCTATCCTGCGACAAGGTTAACGATCCTGCGCTCCAAAAAGTTATAGATCTCATAACGGAAGTTAACGCATTTACAACCGCATAAGCATCTTCTCTCTTTTGCAAAATAGTATTACAACTAAATCTGGGTTCTTGCCCTCCCGCACCATCATCAACTAATTCAGAACAATAGACAGAGGCACTAAAAAAAGCAAATTTATCTAACTGTGATTCTGTTATATGATCTCCTAATCCATATCTGGTATTAGTAAGTAAATCAAACAATATCCAAGCTGGATCGCTTGTCCAATGTTTTGTGGTCGTTAAAGTTCCATTAAAAGTTCCTGTATAAGTTATTCTTCCTGTGGTGGAGTCTACCGTTCCATTATGAGGTATTTTTATCTTTACTCCACGAACTTTATACATTCGTGCAGGCACAGATGGAAATTGTTCAGAATCAAAACGTAAAGCTACATGAGCTATATCAGGATAAGGTCTTTGCTCGTCAACTATTTCTGTGAATGATGAGAATAAAAATTCATCTCTTTTTCTTGCAGGATCAGTTGCATCATCAGTTACTCTCGTGACACGAACTGTAATCGGAAAAACAGCATTAGAATCTATATCTATACGATAATCTCTGTTATATGTTGAATTACTTTTACCTTTAACCGTGTCATCAATAGGGGTAGTAGTAGTTCCATTATTTTGAATAATACTTATTTGAACTCTTACTTCTGCACCATTGATATCCCCATTTTCTTTAAATTCCTGTAATCCGTTAAATCTTAAAGTTACTCTAACTGCATCAATATTTGAATTTGTTATTTGCCTAGAAACAGGAGTATCCTTTACAACTTTTACTCCAACATTAGTTTCACTTTCAATATTTGCTATACCAGGAATAAATGTTTGATTTGACGTTCCAAAACGTGGTTCAAATTCTACATCTTGAAAATTGAAATCTGATTCTTGCGTATTTGTAGGATCAGCACTAGCTCTTAATACGGGTGTTTTTCCTAAAAAAACATCTTTTAATGCTGCTGTATTGTAGTTAGTTGTTCCTTTGGTAAATGCTCCTGCTGAAGGAAAACCTTCTATCTCCCCTTCACTTAATACGTCAATAATAGTAGCAAACTGTTTACTAGATAGAGAGCCTCCAGGTAATGTAGAAACTACGATTACATCATCTTCAGAGCGATTTACAATTCCCATTTAAACATCATCCTGATTTTTTTCTTATCTGTACTGTATCAATTCCTGCGGATACTACTAGTGAACCAGCAAAAATCTCTCCATAGATTATAGGTAATGCCGTTCCTGCTCTTGATGTATTCTGCACTCCATTAAATGAAAAGTTTGGAGTTTGTGGATCATCTGAAACTCCAGGGGGTTTTGGTACGGGTGTTAGCATTTGTGCTGCACCTGACAGTATCAGATAAATACCAAAGTTTCCTGCCGCTGCTGCTAAAGAACCAGCTAACGTAGCTGTAGCCCCTGCTGCTGCTCCAGAAAAAGAAAGTCCAGAAAAAACCGCACCTGATGCTCCTGCTGTAGCAACAGTTAAACCAATCAATGCTACTCCTGTAAGTATTCGTCCTAGTCCTCTTGAACCTGTTATAACAGGCACTATCTTTATTTCCTGCTGTCCTATCGGATTAAATAATTCTGTCTCATCTATCTCATAACTACCAACCTTGACACAATAACTTTGATCCATCATGTGTCGTTCCAAATGAGGAAAGTTTGCTAATAAGAACTTAAAACTATCAATAGGTGTTTTAACTTCAGCATCAAACGTACGTTCTCCTAAGAACTTAGCTAATCTTCCGTAAACTTTTATTTTACTGAGCATAGCGGTATCTCTTCTTTGTCCATTCTATATACTTTTGGCCATAAGTTTCTCTACAGCTCAGTCTTTTCACACAATGATGAAGTATAGTCTGATCTCCAATATAGACAGCAGCATGATCTAATGATCCAGATCCTGTATCCATAATAAAAACATCACCTACTTGTGTTTCAACATTATCATCTATTTCTACAAAACCCAACTTAGGCAAAGCATATTCAAATAGCGGAGATTCACTAAATTCTTGAGGGCTTTTTGGTCTAGGCCAGTGTTTTATCTCTATATTCTTCTTCTCTTTATACCAATCAGTTATAAGACTCCAACAATCCTGTATATCCCATACCCATTCTCTACCTATTAACCCTTTTTTGTAGCCAGAAGGTTCAAAATAATGCCATTGCTGTGTTTCTGGAGTAACAATATAAAAGGGTAAATCTAAATATTCACAACTGGCAAGATCAGCATCACTAGGGTAAGGAGGATGATTTGGGTGGCTATGAATCACTGCAATAATCTCACCCTTATCTTCAGTTTTTACCCAATCATCAGGATCAATAATAAAGTACTCATCTTTTTCTTCAGCAAGGTTTTTACAAGGATAATATTTTTCTTTACCTTTATATACAGCTAATAAACCACAGGATTCATTTGGAGAATCTTGTTGTGCGTGCTCTATCGCATGATCTTTCCAATTCATCCAATAAACGTGCCAATACCAGGAAAAATCTCTCTAGTCGCTATTCTTTTCGGTAGCTTGACATTTACTAAATCCAAAGCAGAAATAGCTTCCCATTGTACTATTTCTCTATTTTCAGTAATTTTTCGATCAAGGAAGTAAATTTCTTGAGGAAATTCAGCAGTTGGATCTGGAGTTCCGAATGGATTTGTATTACCTGTAAAATTAACAGCATCTAAAAATCTAGCAAGCGTTCTTATTCTGACTAATTTTGTACCATTCAAGTCGTTTCCTACAGTTGTTTTATTAACATCTAACATAATTGCAGTAAGCGTTCCAAAAATATTACTAACAGTGATAGTAGGTCTTGGTAAAGTTCCTGTAGATCCAAATTGAAAACCTTCGCATTGAATAGGAAACTTTTCATAACTATTACCAGCCCATACGATATTTCCATTTGCGTTCATATTAGAACCATTATGAAAACGATAGACAGTTGTATCACCATGCAAAGCAGCATCAAGTGTTAAAGTAAATAATTCAATAATTGCACCAGGATTTATTCCTTGTAATTCAGAAACGGGTACTGCCATTAGGGTTCAAATACTTGTTCGAATGTAGCTGTAATACGATTACGGTCAAAGGAAAAAACTTCTTTATTGAAACTTTTACAAATCCATTGAAGGGCAGAGGATTCATCAGGTGCTTGCCATGAAAAGGATTCACCAACTTTACTTCTTGCCTCTAAAAATGTTTCAATCTCTTCTGCATCTTCATTATCAACATTAAATGTAAGATTCCAAACTTTTGGATCTTGATTTAATCCAAAGGTTGTACGCTGTTGATAGCCATCTCCGAACTGTGTAATTCTTAATTTAGGAGCACTACGCTTGTTAGCAGAGAATTGTGGATTGTAATCAGGGAAAGTAGCCATTATCTTGAAAGTAAACCTCCAGGTCTTTGTTGTTTCAAAAGTTCTCCTTGAACAGCAACAGATATTAACGATCCAAGTTCTTTTGCTGCTGCATCATCACCTTGAACATCTGAACCTGATGCGTCCACATTAACAACAATATTGTTGGTATTGCCACCTCCAAGTTTATTATTTGGAATTATGTTACCTGATGATCTTGGAACGAATAATTCTGGACCTTTCTCTCCTACTATTGAGGGTCTGTTAACAGGAGGTCTGCCACCATCTGCAAATAAACCTAAAGCACCAAAGATACCTCCTCCTTTCTCGCCTTTTGAACCTAGTATTGAACCAAACAATGCTTGATTAAGTGCTACATCTAAAAACTTATCAGCGACATTATTAAGTAGATCAGACAAGGTAGATGTTCCTTTAATTAAACCTTTGATTCCATCTTTTACAGAATCTAAAATTTCAAGTCCTAAACTTTCAAAAGCATCTTTTACTTTATCAGCTTCAGTATGTAAATCTTTTACAAGTTCTACACCTTCTGCTTTTTTAAGATTATTTTCATCAAGCAACTCTCCAATAGCTACAAATTTAGCTTCTGCGTTTTCAAGTTGTATTTTTTCATTTTCAGAAATTTTTCCATCAAGTAAAACTTGAGTTGCTAAATCTTGCATTTCTTTAGCTCTAAATTTTTTTACTTCTTTTAATGTTTTTGTTCTTAAATCAAATTCTTGTTCTAATTTTGAAACCTTTTCAGCAAGGTCTTTTGTCATTATTTTTGAATTTTCTTTAATTCTTTCTTGCAAGTCATTTTCTTCTCTAAGTTTTTTTAACTTTAAATCTGACTCAACCGTAATATCTCCTTGTGCTGTTTTTTCCTTTAATTTTATTGCTAAGATTCTTTTATTTCTATCAAGTATCTTTTGTGCATTTTTAGCTTCTTCAGTTTGAACAGGTATTGGTCCTCCTAAAATACCACCACTACTACCAACTAATTTATCTGGTATTGCATTAATTCTTTTTTGTTCTTGTATAAGTGCTAACGCTTCTGTATTACCCCTAGTAGCTGCAAAGTCTATAAGATCATTAGCTTCTCCTTTTGCTAGACCATCTTTCGCTCCAGTGATTTTTAAAATAAAATCAAGTATTCCTGCTGAAAAAGCTTGTAACCTAACAAGTGCTACTGAAAAAGCACTTGAAAGTAATCTGCTAGACTCACCAAACTCCTGCAAAGCGGTAACACCATTTTGACCTATCTTTCTTGCTAATAAACCTGTAGCAGCATTAAAAGCTTGAGTTTTACCTTCAACTTGTTCAATTAATTGTAATTGTTTTTCTTGTGCTGATCCCTGTAAACCTAAAGCTGATGTAACTGCTTTTGTGTCTTGTGTGAAAGGACCAATCGCCTTTCCTAATTCAGCAGCACCACTAACAAGCTGCGATATAGCTGAACCTATCTGAGTACCAACAAGAGATAATGCGAATCCAAACTGCCCTCCTAATATTCCTCCAGCACCACCACCTAAAGCACCTCCAGCAGCAGCTAACGGCCCTTGTCCAAATAACAAAGGAAAAGCACCACCAATTAAAGCATTTGATAACGCTTTATTTCTTATATCAAGATCATCTTGTGTTCTTCCTCTTCTTGCTCTTCTAAGGTTTGCACCAAAACTTTGTGATTTTCTTCTTCTTCTTTCTTGACTTTCTAAGCTTTTTGTTTTTTCAATACTTAATTGTCTGCTTCTTGTAAGTTTTTGTTCAGCTTTAGTTGTTTTTTGAATTTCAGTAGCTCTTTTACTAAATGCAGCAAACCCTGTTAAATCAAGTGATTTAATAGTAGAACCTCTACTACCACCACTACCAAATTTAGGACTTACGGCTCTTTGTTTTTCAATTCTTACTAAAGCTTGACCTTTAGATATTTCTTCATTTTTTAATTGTACTTTTTTTGCAATATTATCTAAACTTCTATTTTCTAAAGCTGCTAAAGATTCGTTTAATTGTACTAAATCTTTAGCTTGTTGTGTTTGAGTTATTTCTTTTTGAGTGCTTGTAGCCTGTTGTGGACCAAAAGCTTGCCCTCTAGGACCAACTGTTTTTAATAAATTATTTCTTTCTAATAATTCTGCATTTACTTTTGCTTGTGCATTAGCAAGATTTTCTGCTGCTTTTATTCCTTGTACAGTTGATATATTTGATTTATCAAAGTTTGCTTGAGCTTTAGCTAATGCTGAACTTAAATTATTTAAAGTAGGAACAAAGTGACTTCGAGTCACACTGTTATATTTCATTATTTTTTCTAAACTTCTATCTATTGCTGCTGAATTTCTATCTAAGTGAATATTTAAACTTCTTAATTCTCTAAGACCTTTTACAGCTAACTGAATATCGGCTTTAGCCACAATTTTAAAAACAAAAGGTTACTTTATTTTAGCTTATCTCCTACGTTTTGCTTTTTCAAATGCCTTTTCTTGTTCTTCGTTAATTATTTGAAAATAACAACTCCAACCAATGATTTCATCTACCGTCATATCTCTTACTTCTGCCAGACTTTTACCTAATTCTTTTGCAACACCAAATTGTAACATCATAAAATTATCTTTTTTTAACTCAGCCGTTAGTCTTTTGGGTCGATTGTATCTTCCTCACTATTAATTACAGCTAACATCAGAGATTGTAAATCACTATCTTTTACTTCATTTTTAAGAATATCTATTTCTCCAGCTTTAAATAATCTTTGACCATTTTCATCTAAAGC